GAAACCCCTCTCATATTATGGTGTTAGTTATGCACCGTAGCGGAACAATACGAAGTTATTTGCACCAAGTGTACATACAGCACGCTCAGACAAGAAGTTAACTTCCATTGCATCTAGGTCGCTTGTAGCAGCACCACCGGCAGAACCTGTAATCCAAGTCTTGTAACGGCGGTCTTCAGTCTCAGAAGCGCGGTAACGCACGTGTAAGAATGGACGCTTAGCGTTCTTACCAAGGATTTGGTCGTATACAGTAGTTGAACCTGCAGGTACAAGAAGACCTGTGATTACGTTAGATGTACTAGTTCCTGTAGCAGATGCGGTCAAACCACCACGCATAGTTGGGTCGTTTAGGTATTTCCAATCTGTCTTGTAGAAGTCATAACCACGGCGGAAACCTGTGAACCCAAGGTTCAAGGCCATATCCTTATCGTTGTCAAACAAACCATAAGATGTACCAAATGCACCGTAGCTGTTTTGAGAAGCCAACATGTCATCAACGTCAAAGCTGAAGTCACGATTCAAGAACAATACGTTCTCTTCGATAGAGCCTTGCTTGTCAAGACGAGAGATGATTGTGTCGAAGTCACCCAATGTAGTTGGGTTACCACCTCCCCATACGTTACCACGAGAGTTTACTACGTAGAATACACCCTCAGAACCTTTGTTACCATAAGTTGGGTTAACAACTGAGTTAGCAGCACCTGAACCCGGCTCAGCAGGAACAGCCTCCAACATAGAAGTCTCTAAGTAGTCTTCAAAACGTAGACGAGTCTCGTGCTCAGACTTCAAATACCAAAGGTATCCTGTAGCACCATTCTCAGTAGTTACTTCAATCCAACCAATCTGAGCCATGTCAGAACCTGAAACGGCGTACTTATCTTTGATGATGATTGGGCTGTTAGAGAAGATTTCATCTTCAGCTTCCAATGAACCAATCATACCTGTAGTACCTTTCTTGAACTCAGAACCGTAAACAAATACAGTAAATTCGTTAACTACAGAACCGTTAGTGAAGCCTGCTGTCTCATAGAAAGCAACTGTAAATTGGTCAAGGGCAGTATCAACAACAGTAACAATACCCTTGTTTTGTGAAGGACCTGCTACGTTTGGTGTAATCATAACAGTTTGACCTGTACGAATAGCTATACCTGATACGTTCAAGTCATTAACTGTAAATACAGCACTGCTAGCGCCTGTTAATACAGTAGAAACAACTTTAGTGTACTTCGTGTGAAGACGGCCTTGTTCTGCCCACTTGATTTGGTCAGAGATAGACGGCATCTCAGCACCTACCATACGAAGGAAAGATGCAACGGTACGGTTTCCGTAACGCTCAAATTCTTTCTCATATGTATCAGGTAAATACTGATTCATGAAGTTAAAGTTTGTCAAGTAGTTACTTGACAATGGTACCTGCTCAGCACTCGGCTGCAACTGATACGGGGGGGTAGGATTTAAAGACATTTTTTTCTTTTTTTAATTGTTTATATTTTTTTTATACTTTTGATTTTCAACCCTTTGCCTGAGCCGGGGTTTACTTCTCGGATTTGCATTCCTCCTTTGACGATTGCTTCAGGTACTCTGCGCTCAGACATATTCACGTTTTTAATTTTTTTAGTGACATCGTCCGTAGCATCAGCCTGACCCTGCTCATAAAAGAACTTGGCAAACTTTTCAGGATTCATTGCGATCGCTAAAGCTCTATGGTATCCTGCAGCATCACTTACCATTCCGCTCTCATCCAAATACTTATTAATAAAGTTTGTTGGAGTTGATTGGAGCTTCTTAAGCTCTGTTGCATCACCGGGAGAGAAAACAACTTTCTTGTCGTCAATGTTGAACTCAAAACCTTTGAATTCTTGACTAAACACCTCGTCAGTTTTCTTTAGGAACCAATCGCGTTTGCGACCGTTTTCCTCCTCTAGGGTTTTAGCTTGTTGTATGTATTGTTTATATGCCTCAAAATCTTCTTTCTCTTCAGTAGCAATTGAACTTCCCCTTGACTCAAGAGGTTGCTTATATTTCTCCTTTTCAGAGTTAAAATAATCTTTGGCCTTAGCAATAGCCTTTTTCTTAGCAATCTTAGATTTCTTAACGTGTGAGTCATCATCTAAATCCTCATCGTAAGCAAACTCTTCCAACATGGCATCAATGTCGTCTTCATCGAGACCAACCTCTGTAGCCATGAAGTATTGCTTCAGCATTTTATCAGGATTCATAGAATCAAAGTCTTCTTGTAGTTTCAAGTAGTCTTGGATGCCACGCCCTGTTTCTTTCTTATACTTAAGGAAAGCCTCAACATCTTCAGGTAACGGTTCGTTCTCTGCTCGTTGTGCCATCAACTCGTCAAACGAATTGATTTCCTTATTGTATCTTTTACCCAAATATGAAAGAACGTCTTCTTCTTTTAACTCAGGAATCTCAATTGGCGGCTCTTCAATTGGAGGATTATCTTCTAATGGAATAGTGTCATTTAGACTCTCTTCGTGCTTCTGTAATAATTCATCTTCAATCTGAGCAGCGCTCTTTTCGACCATTCCTGATACTTCTTTTACTTTAAATTCCATTTGATTTAATTTTTACAAAGTTATATATTATTTTTTATTGTTTTAACGTGGCTCAAATTCAGCCATGTCAAAGCCATCAAGGGAATCCTCATTGGATTCAAAACTGATTGGTGGTAGGTTGTTCTTTCTTTGATTAATCAACTTAGATTGCTCTGAGTTTTGTTGACTAATACGCTTAGCTTTAGCTTCTTCTCTTTCCTTTTCTCTTTTGTCTACAGACTCAACCTCAACACCCTTAAGTTGCATTTGCATATCAAACTCAGTCTGCATTAATTGTTGCTTGAGCATAGCCTCATTCTTCATCTTCTCAATTTCAAAAGCCACCTCAGCTTGCTTAATTTGCATTTTAGATTGCGTCTCAAGTTGAATTTTTTGCATAGCAGTTTGGGCAGCCATCTGCTGAATTTGAACTTGCTGTTGTGCTTGAATAGCTTGAGCCTGCATTGCACGCTGTTGCTCCTTCTCTTCCTTCTTAACTCGTTTGAGTTTTAAGAGTTGGTTAGCCAACTTGAGATTTTTAATCTCACGTATATCAATTGCATCCTCAAGGTTAATATCACCTTTAGATAGAGCAATTTGAATGTTTTGCTCAAGCTGTGCTTTCTCTTCTTCGTCTGGAGAGATGTCGATGAAAATTCCGAAGTCATATACGTACAGGTCTTTAATTTCATTTAAAATAGATACATTGTATTTGCCAATCTTATTAGCAAAGTCATCTCTAAAGTCAGCATACTCTAGTATATCTGCAACTCTATATGTAAGAGCCTCAGCGATAGACTTAAACATATACAAGCTTCCCTCAAGAATGTGACGTGTAGCTGTGTTTGAATTAAGTGCTGCAAGCTTCTGTACACCAATCAATGCGCGTGGGTCAGGGTCAGAGCCATCTCTAGCCTCATTAAGACCTGTTACTGAACGCAACATATCCATGTAGTGATTGTAGTTTGCAATAAGCATTTGAGTCTTAGCAGCGCCTGAGTTACTATTTAACTCTTGGATTGGAACACGAGCATTATTAAATTCTCCGTCCTGTGTGTAGCTACGACCAATAACACTACCTGTTTGGAAGTATAGTCTAAGCGCATCCTCAGGGTTATAAGCTGCACCTGTACCCAAGTCAACTTCATTAAGACCATCAGCATCTATAAATACACCATCAGGTACAACACGAGAAATTACTTGCTGAAGCTTTAAGTGTGTCAATTGTATGAGGTCAGCAAATGGTATCATTCTGCGAACCATTGATTCAATAACACCCTTATACATACGTGGTGCAACCGCTACATAGTTTGGAAGCGCGTGCTGAGTAGCTGACTTTGGCCTTACCATATTCTCAGCCATCTCCCACTTAAGCAAGATGTTGGTACCCATAACCATAATACCATTATACCAAACATCAATTGTTTTCTCTATCTTTTCGAAGCGACCTTCCTCCATCATTTCCACAGGAGGATTGAAGTTCTCGTCCTTCTCAATTACTCGAGTATTTCCATTATCAAGAATTTTCTTCTTGTAAACAATTTTCTTAGTACTCTTATAATTAAAGTATAAAAGAGTACACGTATCACGGTAAAAAACATTGTTTTCATAAAATTGAGCTACATTATAGTAATCATACCAACTTTGGCTATATTTTGAAATCTCCTCTAAATCCTCACGAGTGAGTGATTGGTCAATCTTGTAAAGCTCAGTTATAGAAAGCGTTCTGATTTCACCCCAATAGAAGCAATCTCTAAAGTATGGGTCTTCAGTGTAGCTGTATACAATGTTTGCGGGGTCTACGTATGAGATTTGAACACCTGCTCCCGGAAGGAACTCATGCTTCTCAACAGCGATACCAATAGTCATTAAGTCATAGTCACACTGCTTACGAATGTTATCGTATCTATTCTCGGCAAGTATAGTATTGATAGCCTCTTCTTCTGCAATCTCAATTGCAGGTTTGTAGTTGAGGTTCATATACAATGATAGCTCTTCATCAGTGCTTGGAAGCTCATCAGGGTTCATCACAAATGGATCTACACCTGTCTGCTCTTGTATGTTCATCAAAAGGTCTTTTGCAACCATTTGACTTTCAATCATATCTTGATACTTGTTTCTCTTTGCCTGAGACATTCCATCTTGAGCATATGCCTTAACCTTAAATAGACGGTCTGACATTCCATTGACAACAATGTCAACAAACTTAGGAATGATTGGAACAGGTGTCCAATCAAGGTTGATGTAAGACAAATCACCATCAACAGCAAGCTCATCCTTATATTTTTGAATAGGCTGCTCACCACGCGCATATAAACGAAGGCGGTGAAAGTCACGCCATTGACTGTAGTATCTACATTGATTACCATCCTTTCTAAACCACTCGTACTGTATGGCTTGTCCAACTTGGATACCAAATTCAGCGGTTTCTTTCTCTGCATCAGTTGCGAATTGACTCGGAAATGATGTTGAGGATATGTTAATTTTTACGTCTTTCATGTATCTAAGGAGCTAATATTCCCTTTATTATTATATCTAGCAAATTTAATGCTTATTTTTGACTCTTTTACCTCGGGTTGATATAAGTGCTTCTGACAAGCCATAATAGCCAATCCTGAGCTAATTGTAGCATCAAACATTGTACGATCGCTAATGTCAAATTTAGCCCAATCCTCTAATGTTTTATTGAATGGCATGAAGCCCATTTCCCCATCTTCCTGAACACCTATGTACTTCTCTATGTAAGATTCAATCGCAGCTGCGTGCGCCTGCTTGACATCCTCAGATGAGTTTGGTATACCGCCTAGTTCACGCTCTGTCTTAGATAATTTAGCATAAACTTTATCCGGTCTGTTAATACAGAATCCGCGATACCCTCTGTTCTTAAAATGATACAGCAATCGTGGTTTGTTGTTCTCAATCAATATTGGCATACCGTAAAATACACATGCCATTAGTACCTCTTCAAAGAATATCTCTGCTGTCTGCGGACGAGCAATGTATTCCAAAAAAAATTGGTTAACAGGACCTTCGTCCATATGGTATTTAGTTAGACCATGTAGCGCACCATTTGAACCACGCCCTACAACAACTCCTGAGATATCATAGGAGTCACATCCAAATGCCCCCATATGATCATTACCGGGATATTTAATACCATTCTTTGTGTGTACTTGGTTTTGCAAATGCTTTGCAGGAGCCCAAGCAATTAAGAACCTCCCCCTTCGATCAGGAGTAAATATAACCTGCGTATCTTTGATGCCATCCTTCCAACTAAATGAACCTCTAGTATAGTGATGCTCTTTAATCAATGTATCGTTAAAGTCAATCTGCTGATATAACTTAGTCAAGTTAAATAGAGCAGCCTTGCTTTCATCTCTAAATGCGTGCGACTCTGTTCTTGGAAACTGACGGTAAAATTCATTCAATGCATCAGGGTCATTCTTTAATGAGTCAACCTCTGCCTCCCAATAATCAATAGCGCCATTGACAATCATATTACCATCAACCCCCTTAATAGGATTGCTTGGTTTACGAAGTACAGGCATACCATAAAGATCAATAAAACCCTCCATATTCCACTCCATTGGGATAAACATGCCATACAGCCCCGACTTAGTCTGACCATTTGCATTACGTGTAGATGGCTTTGAATCCTCATACAAATCTTTGTAATTCTGACCACCTTTACTTAAGGCATTGGACGTTGAACCCATCATACACTTACCAATAATCTTAGAACCCAAACGCAAACACGTCTTGGTTACTCGCCAATTGTTTAGGATATTATTTGGCTTTGTCCATTTAGCACTTTCATCATGCGCCAAGAATAACAACTTCTCACCATCGTAAGAGTTCTCATCTGTGTTCTTCCAATCTATTGTTGTATCAAGGCCATCTACACCATCCTCATCAATCTCATGCATATTCTTTTTGGTAATTTTGGAAGCAGGGACGCGATAGGCAAGCTCTGTCTTTGGCTTATCCATACCATCCATTACCGGCTTGAAGAAGAAAGGTAGGTTACTGTTGATAGGCACAACCTTATCGGTGAACATTTTCTTGGCATCGGAACCTGTTTTTGACAAGATACCAACCCTTGCATCTTTTGCAAGAGTTGCAATATTCACACATTCTGATGATGACATAAAAGAAAAACCTGAACGGCGAATCTTTAGGTAAACCATGCCGAATGACCTGTAGTCAGCCTTGCACGCCTCCCAATAAATAAAGAAAATTCTGTTTGCCTCACGAAAGTCAGCATATCCTATGTCAATCTTAGACCACTGAAGATACATGTAATGAGAACCTGTCATGTATGTTGGGGTTCCATTATTCATAAACCAATGCCCCTGCTCTCTTCTATCAAACTCTTGTTCTATGTAGTCAATATATTGCGCCTTAAAATCTTTAGGCATCTCATGCCACTGAAAGATTGACTGAATGCGACCTAGTTGCTTTGGTATATCAACACGCTCCCAATACTGTTCTGATGATTTTGAGCTTCTACTTGTGCATTTTGCAGGAGATTCAGGAAGTGCTATATGCAATCCATTGATATTGTATATATCACCTAATCTTCCTGTCTTTGATAATATTACAACGTCATATTGATCGTTGTAGCCATACTGCCAACTATGGTTTCGATTCTTTTGATCTTTAACCCTTTTGGGGATATGGTCTTTTACTACACGATAAAGCTTATTTAGCTCTTCGTTCGGCAAATCCCTGTTTTGTATCGAGCTTTGGTGAATCATCTTTTACCTCCTCTAGCGTAGCTTTCTCAGCTTCAATTTTATTTAGAATTTCGAATGCATCAAATATAGCCAATCGTTTTGATGCTGCAGCATTTTTTAATTTATCCGCAGATAAATCATCCTCAGGGTCAGGCTTAATGATATCTTCCTTAGCAACCTTAATAAGTTGCTCAACAGCCCTATATCCCGCCTCAATAATATTGAGTCTTAAATCTTTCTCCCGACTCATAACTTAATTGTTATTTGATGGTCATACATCCGGTATAGCTTCTCATCATCTACAATAAACTCATACTCGCTATCAGGCTTAAAACAGACCTTATCACCTGCCTTTATTCCCGCATCTATAAGAGCCTTGTTGGGGTATCTCATAATGCCAATCAACGGCTCCTCTTCAATCGGCTTATATATAAATGAAGCTTCAGGCTTGATAGGCTGAACAAAACAGTACCTATCGTATGCATGCCATCCTGTATCGTTTTGATACATAAAGAACTGTTCGTCATCAATCAGGAATATATCTTCCTTGAAGAAGCTCTTACCGCTCTTACGGCGACCCTTCATATCGTTATAAAACTTGAATACGTTGTGATGAACCAATAGTTTGTCTCCAATCTTAATTGGACCACTATAATCTACGGGTACCTCAATAACCTCAGCCTCTCTGTTTGAGAACCTGTGGTCTTCCTCTGAGGTGCTTATAATAAGGTCGATACCACCAATCTCTTTGGTGTTGTTGTATCTCTTTCCGCTAATTGGTTTTGTGATAAAGTAGAACGGTGATTGCATTAGATATTTATATTGTACTCAATGGCTACAGGAATGGTATTGTTGAACTCTTTCCAAATTACAATCTCATTCTTATCATTGGCAATATAAATCTTAATTGATTGCTTATGGTCATCATACTTAATAAGATGAATCTCTTGAGTCTCACCTAGTACTTTCTGACCAACAATGTAATGCATCGCTCCACCCTTGTAGTCCGGGCCAACCGATATCTTCCTGATTTCCATTTAATTTAATTTCCAAATTTGAATTTGAGATGATGGTACGTTAGACCATCCGCCCAAGTTTGTGTGTGGGTATATACCACCTGCATTGGTTCCTGATGAGTCACGCATAATCTCATACCAAAGTATATCTCCTGCATTTGCGTAGAAAGGAATACTAACCTCATACGGGTCAGGTAAGTTCGGTGTATCTAAGCGAAATCCCTTAGTCGTTGATATTTGAGTGCCATTCAAAAGCGCACGGAACAAAACAACAGCAGTACCACCTGATGACCCTTGACGCTCAATATTACCATATGCATTAATGAAGTACTGTCCTGATTTATTAAATATAATTTTCCCGCCTCCCTGAAGCTCAATATCAGTTAAAGGACCACCCTGAGCAGCGCCAAAAGTTACAATCAATGGAGTGTTTAAGGCAGACGGAGCTTGAGCAACCGTTGAAAAACCATTCAATACTTGATTGAATATAATATTAGCATTAGCTAGTGACACAATATCTCCGAGAAGGTAATTCTTGGTAATATCCATATTATTAACATCAGTTCCAATAACCTTGTCATTAAGGTTTGGCGTTGAATCAATTGCGTAGCTGCTAATCTTTCCCATTTCTTATTTTTTTGTGACCTCTCCGGTTTGAAGGTTGATTACAGCATCCTCACCGTACTTGTCCATTAGACCTTTTTCATGTTGCTGAAACTCTAGTCTTAGCATATCAATATGCTTTAACAGACCATGCTTCTGTAGCTCAACGTCAGCAAGCTGAATCTTTAGCTTGTTAAACTCGTTGTGCATTCCTTGAGTAGCCTCTAGCTCCTCCTTAGTTAAAAACTTTTCTACTTTCATTTGATTTAATTTTTACAAAGATACAATTTATTAGATAATTATTTTACTTGAGTCAATAGTCTTTTCCATCCTGTCTGTCCCATTCTTCATTACACGTATATTTTTAAAACGAAGTATACGTCCACCTATTGGTTTTGGTGGCGCACCTCTCTCTACGTGCCACCCATGGTGCCCGTCCTCATACTCCTCCTTATAGGTACCTGTAAGCATTAAGTGAATCTGACGATGTTTTATGTGATACCCTTGGCTTGAATTGTGTTGAATCATATCTCTCACATCATTACGCGATGCATTCTCGTGGATGTGACCCATTGTGAACACGTCAAAGTCCTC